GTTCTCATCAGCGTAAACGGTACTTGCGCCACCACCGTCAACAACAGAGTCGAGCTGCACCACGGGTGCTACCGGAATATCGCTATCAGCATCATCACCATTGATCGGCGTGAAACTCGTCTGATATGGCGTCTCAACAGAACGCTGAAGCATCAACTCGACAAACTTGCCGTCATCCATAAATTGCACATTCCGCACCGTGTAAGCCGCGCCATTGACCGAAACCTGCGAGCCGTTCAACAGATCGCCAAACTCAGATGCCTTTGCTGTCACCTTGTAGTCCGTAGTCAAGATCACGCCATCAGCGATGATCTCGCTTGGCATATCAAAAATGCCAATGCCGCTTACATCGCCTGCCGTTACTGGCACGCCGAAATCGGCCAAAAACAGATCCAGGTCTTCGCTGAATGCCATGACTACATGGTAGCGGCCTCGCTATTGTTCAGCCACTGGTGGTGTGGCAATGCTTTCAACCAAGTACCGCCTGCGCCTGGAAGCAATCTGTGCCCGCATTGCAGCGCAGCAACCAGTCGAGCTGCAAGATCGCATCTGGGCAAACAAGCTTGGCGAGGTCAATCGCACTGCAGCCTCAATGCTGCGGCAAGCGCAACGCCGAGCGCAAAACCCTGAAATGCACGAAGGAAGCCTTGATGACTTCCTCAATCAACTTGACATCGGAGGAGTTGGCGACGAAGCCAAGGGCATTCGTCGTTTCAACAGCCCAGATGAAATCGCAGACTTCTTTCGGCAAGACAAACCTGAGGACTGGCGGCAGCGAGACTGATCAGAATTCGCAGGCGATGGTATCGCCGCTTTCCATCAACAAGTAGTCGCCATTTTCCAGCTGGAAATGGCTGACGACTATCAGCGTCAAGTTGTAGATCATGTCAAGAGCGCCAGGACCTAAAAGCCCACGGCCACGCAGCAGATCTTCCATGTCACATCGTCCCCACCTTGCAGCTAACCGTTGGCGTGCCGCCAGTAATAGACACCAGCCTCAGTCTTACGAATGACACAGGTGCCATCAGGTAATAGGCGGTCGTGCCATTCGCTGAAAGTGTCGTATCGGTATTCGTGGCGTTCAGGTTGAAATAATTCGTGCCATCCAGGCTCCCCTCAAGCCGAATAACGACACTCGTTCCCACATCAGCCAACGTCACCTGAAAGGTCAGTGTTGCGCCAGTTGTCGCCTGAGCAGTGGTGACACCAGTTCCACTCAGCGAGCCAAGGTCAGCAACGTCAAAAATGCTGTTATACCCAAAAGGCACATGCGTCATGTCATCCTCTTTGCTACCAACAGCCTACCAATGGAAAGCCCCACCCCACTTGAGTGGGATGGGGCAACCAATCACTCAAGATCAGGCGTACTTCAGCACGGCAACAGCATTGACGCTATAGACATGAGTCGAGGTGTCCACAGTGGACACAGCCTTGATCCAGCGCTTGGCAACACCCTTGGGGAACACCAGGAACTGCTTAGAGGCAGTGGTGCTCACCTGAGCGAAGGCAACAGTGCCGGAAGCCTGCTCAACGCCACCACGGCTGAACACAGTGGTGATGTCGGTGTAATCTCCTGACTCAGTGTCAGAAGACTGCAGCTTCACGTTCAGGGTCGAAGTACCACCGTTGGCGACATCAAGAATTACGACGACATCGCCTTCGTAGTTCTTCATGTCAACGGCAGTGCCGTTAAGAGCGCTGGTGCGGCTTGCAGTAGGCGCAAACGCAACATGAGACAGTTTTTCCAGACCAGTAGAAAGAATGGCCATGATTTACTCCTTGGAGGAACGGGGTTTGCGGGTACGTCGCATGGACGCATTTTCCACGACCTCCACAACTTCTTCAGGAGCAAGCTCCTCTTCAGTTTGGAGTGTGGTCTCCACTGGCTCAAGCACAGGCTCAAGCTCAGTGGCAACTTCAGGCGCGATCTCAACAGGTGCGGTTTCTGCTGACAGCCCCTCCACCACCGCAGCGGCTTTATTGGAGCTGATCAGCAGAAAGGCATCATTTGCCTCCAGATCAAGGATGGAGCCCACCTCGGCGGGCTCTCCTTTGATCATTACGCCTCGCAGGATCTCAACCTTCATGATGATCAGGTGCCGTAGCAGAAGGCGCCGGGCTGCTTAACAGCCACGTCGAGGTCTTGATGGGCAATCACGCGCACGGTGCCAGCAGTGGCCCCAGCGTAGGGATCAACCATCAGGTCCAGACCGGACCACATGCCCATCACCATCTGGCTGAAGTCACCGAACAGAGCATCGTTGCTCAGCAGTTGGTTGGAGACGATCACCGGATAACCGTTGACCTCGTTGTTCTCCCACACAAAGGAAGCCTCGGTGCCGGCCTTGCTGGTGGACTTCAGGAGGCCACGAGCGGTGGCGTTCATGATGTACCGCAGCGAACCCACGTCAGCGTTAGCAACAGCAACGTCGGTCTCCATCGCAATCAGCTGCACAAAGGTGCCAGCGTTGGTCAGGGTCTCAGTGCCGATGCCAGTGGTGTTGATCAGACCCAGAGGCTGGTTGGTGGAGCCAGTGCCGTACATGGCAGCACGGTCAACTTCCAGAGCGATCACACGAGCCAGGTCGTTACGGATCATGCCCTCAACGTCGATGCTCGACTGGAGCAGCAGACGACGGCTGTAGTCCACAAAAGCGGCCACAGTCTTGGGGGTCATGTTGACCTGATCAATCGCTTGCTGCGATTCGGTCGGAGCAACGTTCTCACCCACCCAGTAAGCAGTGGCGGCGCTGGTCTGACGGGGGATCGAGATGTTGCCCTGCAGGCCAGTCAGCATCGTCACGCCAGCCTGGGCCAGTGCCAGACGGTTGCGGAGCAGATCAATGAAGCTGCCAGCAAGCAGTTCATCAGCCACCAAGTTGCCGCCGGAAGCGGGGATGTCCACCACCAGATCACGACGCAGCACCTCGTTCGGCACCACGATGCCGTTTGAAGAGCGCTCGTACTTGGAAGCGGCAGCCTTACCAACCTCAATCTCAAATTCAGCAGAGCGACGGGCGCTTGCATCACCAGGATTGGCCAGGTAGTTCAGAGCCTTGATGAAGCTGAAGCGCTTCACCTCTTTCTTGTCCAGACCCAGATCGTTCTGAGTCATGTCTTGAGAGCGAATAGGTTGTTCCATGGGGGCTTGGCCGAGTTTGTCGAGGACAGAAGCACGCGCTTCATCGAGGGTGCGACCACCATCGATCAATTCGCGGGCCAGATCTTGCAGCTGGTGCTTTTCGCCCAGTGCGGTGATGGCGGCGATACGGCTCCGCTCGGCCTCGACGGCCTTGGACCGGATCACCTCCACATCAGGGGTGTTGTTCTCCATTTGAACCTCAGGTTCGGGTGATGCGGCGGAGGCCGCTTGACTGCGCACTTCCTCCTGAATGGATTCAGTGACTTCAGTTTCGATCTTAGTCTCCTCGGGTTGCATAGTTTGCTCCGGAATGAGTGAACGTCCTACGCCCACCGTCGGATCGGCGGGAATAGAAACAACGCTGATTTCATAAGGAGACCAGCTCGTGGCGACCATTGCGCCGTCGCGCTCTTGCATTTCATCAATTGAATAGCCGAAGCTCACGCCACGCAAAATGCCATCGCGCACGTCATCAAGGATCTCTTGAGCAGCCTTGCTGCGGCTGAAACGCACTTTTGCGTAACCACGCCTCTTCTGACCGTCAACCCAAGCGCGTTCAACCACGCCCAGTACACGATCAGGATCATGGTTAAACAGCAGCGGTGCGCCATCGTTCAACCGCTCAAGGACTGCTGCATCCATTTCATGGCTCAGCACTTCCTTCCCGAAATACCGTTCAACCGGATACTCCGAGCTGAACGGGAATTCCATCACCCGCTCTTCAATAGAACGAAACTGAGTGGCCTCAGTACGTTGATACTTGCCGGTGTAGTCCCGCTTGTCATCCATAGACCTCAATGCCTCAATTTTGGTCAGCGTACTGAAGCGATGACCGACAAGGGTCTCCGTTTCTTGCCATTCATTATCGCTGTCCTGCCTATAGATACGAATCAATGCCGCTGGATCTTCAGCCGTTGCATTGATGCTGAAGCTGCTTTCGGGCACGCCCAGCACCCCCTCACGCATCACATGCTCGATACGGCCTCGTGCCGTACCGCCTGAGCTATTCCATGACACAAAATCACCTTCCTTCAGTGCATCAGGCGCTGCACGCAACTCACGCTCGCCTGTTGCCTCCTCAAATTCAATTGGCTCATAGTCACGGTCACTGAGCCATTTGCGGGCTTCAGCAGCCGTGAACTGGCTCAAACGGAAACGGATCGCCTGCAGTTCAGCGCCTTCCTCTCCTTCCTTGATGCCAAAAATGAAGTCCACACCTTCACCAGCCGCATCGTTACGGCGACGAAAGCTGTCGTACTGCCCAGGATCACGCAATCGAGCAGCATGTTCATTGGGATAGGGGCGTTCTTCGTTCATGATGCGATCCATCTTTGCAACAAGGCTATCTGCCCAAGCTTTACCAGGATCACCACCCCATGCTGCCCATGCCACCCTGCCGGGCGATGGATAACCCTCTTCACCAGGACTGAAGCCTTGACCTTGCTTGTCAACTTCATGACGAGCAAACCATGCACTCATCGTCACGATCGTCTCATCACTCAATTCTTCACCACTGAGAATCTGCCCAGCACGCCGCGCAGCAACCTCAGTGCCACCCTTGCGGCCCTCTTCCTTCCACTCCCGATAACGACGCGCTTCCTCGCGCATCCCTTCAGTTGGCATTGCGCTCATGGTTGCTCCTCAACAGCAGGTGGTGGTGGTGCCACCGCACCAAGCAAGTCCTTGTCCAAGGTGACGCCCGCCGCATCGGCAACACTTTGCTCACGAGCAAGCTCCGCCACATTGTCGTCAAAGTCACCGCCACCCGATTGCGCAATGATCTGCGCCTTAGTCATGTAACCAGCTTGCTCAGCTTCACGGTATGCCTTGACCTCCTTGAGCGGATCAACCCAGCTCCATCCACGGGTCAGCCACTTGGGATTGTCGTACCGCTCAGGGCGCAGCTCATAATCCTGAAATGGCAGCTCACCGGCCAACACCGCAAGGTTCAGCCACTCGCGGTAGATCCGCATGTGAAAATTCTCAATCAGATAGTTCTGCACTACCCGCCAATGCTCACGATCCTCCAGCAACGACAGCCTGCTGCTTGAGTAATTGGTTTCCGAGAAATCCCTGCTCAGGGTCTCGTAAGAGCAACCAAAGCCTGATGCGAATCGCCGCACCTTGTTGCGGACAAACATGTCAAACTGCTGATCCGGTGAGTCAATGTTCGGCACAGTCACGTTCTCGCCTGGCGCCAGATATTTGAACGTTCCAGGCTCAAACTCGCTGATCCTTTGATTGTTCTCGATGTCGTCTGGCGTTAGCTCACCTTCATTATTTGTAATGAATCCCATCAAGCTGGCGCCCGCACGAGCACGAATCACCGCTGCCTCTTCATACCCTTGCAGTTGATGGGCATCGGCCATCACTGCATGGAACCAAGGCACTCCACGGTTCTGCCCGGGCCTTTCTGGTAGGAACAGGTGAATGACATCCTCAGCAGGCAGGAACACATGCTTCTCGTTCCGCTGCTTGCCGTTCTGGAACCAGTAATCACCTGGATGCCGCGTCAGCATCGCGTACCGCACGGGGCGGCCCCATTCATTCACTTCAACGCCATTGCGCCACTCATTACCCGCAGCAAGCGTTCCGCCTTGATATTCCTCATCAAGCATGTCGGACTCAAGAATCTGCAGCGCCAGCGGCACACTTGACCCGCCAAATGAACGCCGCACGATCCGAAACAGTGCTTCACCACTCTCCGGCAAGGCACCAGTGGCGAGCCATTCCAAATCGTGGAAGCTATACCGCCCAGCCACATCGCAATGCTCCTTACGGCACCACGTCTTCCACTTGCCCTCAATCAACTTGTTGATTCGCTCGTCACGACGGTTGCCGCGCAGCAGCATCACCTGCGCCTGCAGTGCTACCCCAGTGCCTACAACGTTGATCTGGGTTGTGCGCTTCGCTTGCTTTGCATATGGATTGTTCCGCACCATCTCGCGGGAACGATCCCGCAACTTCCGCAGACTGGTGCGAATCTCCGCGTCCGCGCTGGTTTGCGTTGCCAACCAGTCAGCAGTCAGTCGGCTGATAATTGCGCCTTGATACGTCCGCTTTAGCTTGCGTGGTGCCGCCTGTGCCAAAGGCGCAGCCTTGGACTTGCCAAAACCAAGAGCATGACTGATGCGGTCGCGGAAGCCCATGATCAAGCGTTGAATCGAACGAACATATTCCGTGGATTGCCTAAACCATTGGCAATCATCTCAGCTTGCTTTTCACGAGCCACATCAGCCTTCAACTTGCCTTCAAGCTGCAACAGCTCGGCCAGGTCATATCGTTTGATGCTGCGATTACCAATCCGGTACTCCTTGGTGCTACCACCAGCAAGCAGCGTCCTGATCGCACTCTGTACGGCCTCTAGATCCTTCTCAGCCTGGCTGCGACCGTCATAAGCGGTAGCCGTACCCGTATAAGCAAGGCTTGGCTCCAGTGTCAGTGAGCCGCTTCCCAGCGTTGTGTTGCTGGAGTCGCTGATCTTGGTGGCAACCGCCTGCCAGTAATAGATGGTTGGCGCCGTGACACTTTCATTCACCACCCAGGTGAATCGCCACTCACTGCCTTGCGCAGTCGCAGTCAGAGTCTCTGCTGCTGCACTCGCATTGGCACGCAGGTAATACACCAGCGTGTGGTTCGTGGCGTCAACTGCTTGGCCGAACACATCCACCGTTGGCTCGTCAAGCCAAATCACGGTGTCACCGTTCCGTGCTGATTGCGGAATCTTCATGTCCTGCAGTCTAAACCCGCTTACCACTGACTAACAAAACTCTTCCTGCGTGGTGGCGCCACCTTATTGCGCTTCTCCTCGACGCCCTGCGCAGACTCCAGCCTCCGCTCCATCTGGTCCCACAGCGTTCGCTTGTCATACACCATGTACAGCCGATGCAGCGCTGCATAGCCATACACCAACTCGTCCACCGCTTCATTGGCTGCATTAGGGCGCTTCACCCAATGGCGTTCAGGGAAGCCATTCTTGAATCGCATCACCTGCTTCTCAGCAGTCAGCTCCTCGAAGTAATCGCCTGGCGTCGTCGGAAAGAAATGCAGATACCCAGCACCGGGATCGTTATGTCGCAACCTTGCGAACAACAGTGATTTCACCGTGTCACCACCAACAGGAAAGACCTGCGCTCCTTTCTTGATGGTCTTGCCCTGGCTATTCACATCAACCTTGGTCGCCTTGCCAATTGGCGGCTTGCCTTTCTGCGACATACCTTTCACCGCAATCACCCCAAGCTGTTGCCGCTCCTTGGCGTATTGATACACCACATGAGCGTTGAAGCCTGAGTCAATCGCGCAACACAGCACACGCCGCTCTGAGCCATCTTCTGCCTTGTACGGCGTCTGGAGCACTTGATCCAACTGGTTCCACACCTCAGGTCGTGTTGGGTCGCCATACAACTTGATCCGGTCCACCAGCCATCCTTCTTCCTCCCTACCCCATCCCCACACACTCAAGCTCAACCTGTCGTGCTGCACGTCGCAGCCAATCGTTAATGCCAACACCTCAGCAGGTGCCACACCTTGTTTGTAGGTCTCCTTGCCTGCACGCTCTGCCAATGCATCAGCGCCGATCTTGCTTGCGTACTCGTCTTCCCACGTCTCACCCAACACCGTGTTTACAAAAGTTTTTAATTGCTCTGCATCATTCTTCGCCTCTAGGAACTCCTCCACCAAATTCGGCCACATCGCATTTGGGCTGTAGCTATAAGCCGCCCAAATGTGAAATGACAGATGCTTGCCATTGCCCGGCGCTGTAGGCCGCCATTCGCCGCGTTCTACCATCCACCGCTTCTTCGTATGCGGAATCCATACCCCACACTTCTCGCAGCAGTAACTCGCTGTATCAGGGTCGCCATCACGCCACTTGATGTTCGTCCATTGCAAATACTGCATGTGTTCGCAGTCGGGGCATGGCACGAAATACCTGCGCTGGTCGCCCTGCTGGAACATCCGCTCCACACGGCTGAAATCCTTGATCGTCGGCGTTGAGCCGGCCACGATCTTGCGGTTCCAGTAATACTCCGTTCGCCTAATGCCCAGCTTGATCTGGTCACCCTCGGTACCAGCTGAAGGTGGGTAACCATCCACCTCGTCAAACAACACCACCCGTCTGCTTACACGCCTGAAGCCACGCGGGCTGTTGGCACCCACCAAGCTCAGCGAACCCCCAGGAAACTGCTTCTGCAAGATCGTGTTTGCACCATCTTTTGCTTTCGCCTCGGTGACCAAACCAGCCAGACACGGCGTATCACGCAGCATCGGCGCGATCTCTTCCTTCGAGTAGCCCTGCGCATCCTCGATGGTTGGTTGGACAATCATCAAGGGACACGGATCCTGATGAATGTGATAGGCGGCAACGTGATTCAGGATCTTGCTGTAACCCACGCGGGCGGATTTCATCACCGTGATCTGCTCTACCCTTGGATCAGTTATTGCATCCATAATCCCTTTTTGATATGGCAAAGTGTGCCATCTTCCGCCTTCTGCGCTGCTTTCTGCACTTAAATACGCATAATTGTCAGCCCACTCACTCAAACTCAACCGTTTTGGTGGCTTGAATGCTAACAACGTTGCTTTTTCAACCCTTGTGATGTTACTCATCGTCCTCCGGTGCTTGCTCAGCCAGATCTTCCAGCGTTTCACGCACAATCGCATCCAGCACCCCAATGGCATCCACGTCCAAATCAGGGATGCGCTGCTTTGCTTTTGTCGGGATGCCCAAAATCTTTGTCCTGGCCATCACCACAATCTCGACCCACTTCGCTTCGACATCGGCGGCAGGCACCAGCAGCCCCTCCTTCTGCTTGCGCTCCAGCTCCAGCAGCTCTGCCTTGAGGTGCTCAGTCCTTGCCCTGCTCTCGTTGTAGTCGGGGACCGCTTCGCTGGTCTTGGTGATCCGAGGTGACACCCGCTCCTCACGGCTACGCAGTGCTGGCTTGTCCACTGTCTCTCCTGGTGACTTGGGTCCGACTCCAATACGCGACTGGCTGTTGCGCGTCCATTCGTCGTACATGGTCTCACTGTTCACACGGATCTGACCATCGACGCAGTTCTTGGAGGTCAGGCGTCCCTCCGTGACTGCCTTGTAAACGGCTTGCTTACTGACGCCAAGCGCTTTCGCGGCTTCGGCTCTAGTGATCATTGGCATACACAAATACTACATTGAAATTGGATGACTGTGCTACAGTGTCCCGCTTTTTTGGGGAGGGGGAAGAATTGTTTATATTTAGGCAACCTACTTTTGGGGGCTGTGCCTAGCTTACTGGAGCGACTCGAAAACCCTAGCGGCTGGGGGGCTGGGAGGGACCCAAGTGTGGCGGCAAAGTGTGGCAAAGGTGCCTGATCTTCCGGCTTCCAGGCACAACAAAAGCCCGGCAAAAGAGCCGGGCAAAGTGTAGGAAAGGTGCCTGATCTTCCGGCTTCCAGGCAAAAGAAAAGCCCGGCAAAGGCGCCGGGCTTTGATCAGGCAGGGAAGAAAAGGAAGCCTAGGAAAAGGCCAGCCTGGCTTCCTTTGCTGATCTGAAAGGTGCGCAAGCTTGCAGGCTTTGCGCTTTGATCAGTAGGCTTTCGATCGCTTCCGCTTCCTTTTGCGTGGCATCAGGCAGGAAAGATTCAAGGGAAAGCAAAAGCGCAAAGGCTTCTGCTTTTGAAAGGGAAAGCTTAATCATGCTTCTGCACCTTTGCGATCAGGAAGCAGAAGCCAGGTCTTCCGGCTTTCGTACCTTTCAGAATAGGAAAGCACGCTGGAAAGGAAGCGCTGGCTTCCTAGGCTTTCGCAAAGCGGGAAAGCTTTTGCAAAGTAAGGGAAAAGAAAGCCCAGAAGCTCAGCCTGGAAAGCCAGGAAGGCTTCTAGTCTTTCGCTTCCTAGTGGCATCGCATCAAGGGAATCAGGCCTATAGAAGCCTTCCGGGCGCAAAAGGAAGCCCTTCTGGCCTGAAAGCGTAACCAAGTGACCCGGATCAAAGCCTTCCGGCTTTGGGAAGTACAAAGAAAAGCCAGCGCCGCCGCCCACAAAAGCAGTCTGGCAAGCCAGCGCCTTGATCGGAGGAAGGGAAGCAGAAGCAAAAGCTGGAAGCGTAGAAGGAAGGGAAAGCATGGCAGGAAAAGCAAAAGGGAAGGGAAGGGAAGCCAGAAAGGCTTCCCTGGAAAGCAGAAGATCAGCGCCGCTTCTGGACCGGCATGATCAAGCAAAGGCTTTCAGGCACAAAAGCAGAAAGCAGCAAAGGCGCCCGATCGTCTTTCCACTGGAAAAGAATGCGATCGCCTTCCGCTGCAAAGCTTTTCAGCGCCCGCTGCAGAAAGCCAGCGTTAAGGCAAAGCTTTCTGCTGCTTTCAAAGGTGCGCATCGCATCTTCCCTTTCTGCTTCCGGCTTTTCGTAGAAGCCAGGCGCAAAGCGGGGGTCTTCTGATGCTTTGCGGAAGGAAGCATGGCAGGAAGCTTCCTGCCTTCCTACTTCCACTAAATCAGGCCTTGCTTTTGTACCTTTGTTTTCCTGCAGCAAAGCAGAAAGCAAAAGCTTTCCAGCTTCTACATCAAAGGAAAGATCAAGCAAAGGCGCACCGGCTGAGCTTTTCAAAGCTTGCTGCAGGCTTTCCACTGCTTCCAGGAAAGCAGCGCGATCAATCGCAAAGGAAAAGGGAAGGCGATCGGGGATCAAGCTTTGGCAATCTGGAAAGCTTCCGGGCGCTTCTGCAAAGCGCAAGGCTACGATCAAGCCAGAAGGTGCGCAGAAGCGCAAAGCTTGCGCACCTTGCCTTGCCGGAAAGCAGAAGCCCAGAAGGTCTTCCCTTTCTTTTGGCTTTGCGAAAGCTTCTACTACGGGCGCAAGCCAAGCAGGAAGCCAGGCATCAGAAGGGAAGGCGCCCGCTTTTGGGAAAGCAGGAAGCCTGCAGGGCACCTTGCGCAGGGAAAAGCCATCAGTGGAAAAGAAAGCATCAGCAGAAAAGCCAGCGCCGCAAAGCACAAGCTTTGTCGCATCAGCAGAAGCAAAAGCGGAAGCGGTCAGGAAGGGAAGCAAGGGAAAGCCTTCTGCACCTTCTGGAAGGTGCTTTCCTGCCACTTCTGGTAGGTAGTAGCTTTGCCGCATCAGGCCCTGCCTTTCTGCTGCTTCCGAATCAAAGAGGGAGGGCTTTGCTTCCAGGGAAAGGGAAGCGCCGGAAGCAGAAGCACAAAGGCGCCCGCTTTCGTAGCTAATGCTTCCCTTTCCTTTTGCGCTTTTCACAAAGGAAAAGAAAGGAAGCCAGGGAAGTGAAAAGCCCCCGCACGCTGAAAGGTCACCGGAAGGAAGCCAAGCCAGGAAGGCTTCCCTCCAGGAAAAGCCTTCTAAGGTCATCCCAGCGCCGGAAGTAGAAAAGAAAGCCGAATCGGCATCTAGGCCAGAAGACGCAGACCCGCAAAAGCTTTGCGCACCTTTGCGGAAGGCTTCTAGGCCTTTGCAGGCCTGCAGAAGCTCAGAAGCAGAAGCAGAAAAGGAAGGCGCCGCGCAATAGGAAGCAGTTACGGAAGCAGCGTAGGAAGTGGCGATCATGGCGGAAAAGGTAGAAGGTAAGGAAAGGAAAGGAAAGGAAAGGAAGCTTAGGAAGCATTCCAAAGGCCAGCATCGTAAAGCTCAGAAGCTTCTGCTTCTGCAGCGGCTTCCAAAGCCTGCTGCTTTGCGATGCGATCGGCTTCCGCTTTGGAAAAGCCTTGCAGTTGCCAATACTCTGAAAGGGAAAGGAAAGCCATCAGGAAAAGAAAAGAAGGAAGATCAGGAAAGAGAAAAGCCAGCCATCACCAAGCGCAAAGCCTCTTTATGGGCCGCTTTGCTGCTTTCGTATTGCTGGAAGTCACCTACGGTGTCGATGCTTCCCGCAAAGCTGCAGCTTCTGACCGAGTAAAGGCGCGGCCCGTCTTCCGTGCCAAAGCCTTTGAACTGCTCAGAAGACACGAACAAAGCGCCGCCGGGGACTGAGTACACGTGCGAGCTGATGCGGGAAGAAAAGTAGCGCAAAGCGCTTTTCTCGAACCAGTGGGAACCAGCAGAAGCAGCGGCGCGCTTGATTTGGTCCAAAGTGTGGAGCCGGTTTTCTGTATTAGTGGAGACCATTGCAGGGAAAACGAAAGGAAGGAAGGAAGAAAAGGCAGAAGGTCAGGAAAGGCGCCGCTTTTCAGCGATCGCCACAAAAGCAAGGGAAGCAGAAGCGGCGGCGCCCGTAGCGCAAAGCAGGAAAGGAGCTGCAAAGGCAGAAGCAGAAGCAGCAGAAGGCGCCGCTTTGATTTGGTGCACGTAGAAGCCAGCGCAAAGGCTGCAGCCGGCAAAGCAGGCTAGAAGGGAAGAGCGCAGCATCAGGCCAGCCCCACTTTGTAGACGTGCTCAGCGCCGCGCACCTTGCGCAGAAGGGAAGCAAAGCGGTCAGCTTCTGCGCGATCGCGCAAGCTGGAAGCAGGAAGCCAGCCGGCGCTGATGCCAGCCCATACAAAGACGCAAAAGCGCTCGGAAGGAAGGAAAACCATCAGAAGCAAAGGTAAAGGGCAAAGGCTTGCGCCTTGATCGCCACTTTATCGGCTGATCAGGCCAGCGAAAGCCCAGAAGCAGGCAAGGAAAGCAGCGCTGATCGAAAAGCGCTGGAAAAGCCACTGATCAGCCGCCAAGCTTATGGGCGGCGCTTTTCAGCCTTTGCCATCAGCTCAGCCTATGGGAAGCGCACCTGGAAGCGGTGCGCACCTGGAAGCAGCAGGGCGTGCACCTGAAAGCGGTGCGCACCTGGAAGCGGCAGGGCGTGCACCTGAAAGCGGTGCGCACCTGGAAGCGGCAGGGCGTGCACCTGAAAGCGGTGCGCACCTGGAAGCAGCAGGGCGTGCACCTGAAAGCGGTGCGCACCTGGAAGCAGCAGGGCGTGCACCTGAAAGCGGTGCGCACCTGGAAGCGGCAGGGCGTGCACCTGGAAGCCCTTCCCTAATTCAATTCAAACAACACTGTTTAATTCAATTCAAACAACACTGTTTAATTCAATTCAAACAACACTGTTTAATTCTTTATACAATACTAACATACTATAGTACTACAGTACTACAATACAAATACACTGCAGCACAAATGCACTACACAAAATCTCTGGGGGCGTGCAACCGTGGGCGCCTAAAAGCCGGATGGCGTGTGTGACCGAAAGCCTTAGAAGAACCGGCCTCATACAAGAACCGGCCTCATACAAGAACCGGCCTCATACAAGAACCGGCCTCATACAAGAACCGGCCTCATACAAGAACCGGCCTCATACAAGAACCGGCCTTAGTAAAGCGAGGCTCGTTCACTTCTTCTCCCTCCACCCATCCTTCTTCATCTGGATAACCAGCTTTGCCGCTGCCGTGGGCGACATGGATCGCCCTGGTGCTTCAGCCACTGGGCCATGCCCACGTAGCACGTGGGTTTCAACGTTGCTCCAAACCTGGAACAGCGTCCAATCCTTGCCGCGCTCCAGCTTGATATACCGCCGATCCATCAGCCCAAGTCCTCGCTGTAAAACGGCGAACCGGGGCCAAACTTACCTTCGACTTCGGGATAGGCTCGCAGCAACCTGTCACGGTTGACTGGATCAGCAACAAAGCAAGCAGCAGCAAGATGCCGCTCAAAGTTGCCGCCAAAGTGCGACATCGTATGCAATGTGTGGATGATTTGATGTGTTGTCATTCGCCTGGGATTGGGTGTAGTTCAAAAGCAATGTCAAAGATCGCCTCCCGAATTTCAGGGGCGCCATGGATGCGACTACCAAGAGCACGCAATGCAGCAGCAAGGCGCTCGTGGGTGGTGTCACCGCCACAGACAAAAGCATCGACGATGTCTTCCGTGGCGGGTGAAAATTCGGTCATCATCGCGTCAGTACGCAGTAGTTGCTGGATCGGTAATAGCCCAGAGGACAGCTCACACCTTCTTGCTGAATTGCTGGTCTTGTTACACCAGCTGGACTTGGTACGCAATAGCTACCGCTGCGGTAGTAGCCCAAAGGGCATGTGCCGACATATGGCAAGGGTATGGCGGCAATCAAGAGTGTCAGCATCACTTCATTGCAAGGGCGTAACGCGGTGCAACGCTGCTGCTGCCGAGGCGTTGACGCTGGGCAGGATCGTCCACGTTGATGACGATGCCATCAGTGGGCAGGTAGGTCCACAGCTCACCACGCTGCCAAGCAGCATGGGCGCCGGTCAACTCACTGTGCTTGCTGCTGATAATGCGGCTGACAGCGTTAAACCCAAGATCATCCAGCTGCCGCAGCTGCTCGCTGTGCGCTAACTCAGAAGCACTCATCACCTCAAACGCAACAAACGCAAGGCCATCACCACTGGCGACCTTGCGGCGTAGCGCTGCAGCAGGAGTGCTCTGCTTGCGATCCAGACCATACAGCTCACCGCGCACCTCCAACACGCCATCAACGGCCACCGTGACGGGGATGCAGGGCACCAACACAGCAACACGCAGGGCACACTTGCCGGAACGTGTCCAAGCACCTCTCAGTACGCCATCGACGTAACGCAATGCCAAGGCGCAACCATCCACCTTTGGGGTGATGGTGAACCGACCAGTAGCTGCAGGCCCGATGTCTGCAAGCCAGTCATCAAGGTCTTGGTTGCCAAGGCTGAGCAGCTTGTCGCCGCCGCCAGGCATCTGCAGCAGAGGGTGGTCAGGCTGTGTGGTACGCAGTTTGGCCATAAGGGCATCGAACTCCTGATCGGTCATGTGGGCCTGACCGCGACGATAAGCCGCGTCAGCACTGGCGATACGCGAGGCGAGGGTGGCAGTCATTGGTAGGGGTAAGGGCTACAAACGAAATTGTAGTACTACCTGAGCGCCCTGGCAAGCTCTGACCGCAGGATGCCAGGCAAGAGCGCCTGCGACCGCTCACGCACGACATCCTCGAAGCGGAATTTGACTGGCACCACTGGCTCACGGTTCTGGAGGTAACCCATCAGCCTGGTTGGCCGCTCACCAGCTTTCACGCGGTAGATGCCTGGCGCCAGGCTCTTGTTCTGTTTAGTGCTGCGCAGATCGGGCACGCTGAAATACCGCTGCCCGCCTTGGGCGTACTTGCTGCGGCGATTGGCAAGGCGTCCGCCAGATTGACTCAGCGCGGTCAGCAGCGCCTGCAGCAGCCCTGGGTCGGTGCTGCCATTGCGGGTGGGCGTACCAGGATCAGGCAGCCAGTTCAGCGCCCATGTCTTGTCATCAATGATCCCTTTCTTGCGCAGCCCCTTGGTGAAGCGTGTGGTCAGCGCTGCGCGGGATTCAGCTGTGGGCGTGAGCGGATACAGGTAGCTCGCAGGTGACTGACCCTTGTCATCACCCTGAGCGCTGATGCCGATGCTGACCGTCAACCCACCTTCATGGCGGTAGTAAGGGCTGTTGATCGTGAATGGTGAGCTGCGATTGAAGGAGGCGGCCATGTTGCGCCCTATCTCACTGCGCAACTCAAAGCCAAGTTTCTTCATCGCCTGCGACCCGGCGTATTGAAACTGCGCCGACTCAAGGATGTTGAGCCGACCGATCAGTTTCTCTGCGTCGAAGGTGATGGCCATGAAACCACGTTAGCCAAGGTGCTCCAGCAGCTCACGCAACTGCGCGACGGAGCAGATGGCGAACTGCTCGCCGGGATCTGTTGTGCCTTTGCGCTTGACCACCAGCCACGCAAAGCGTTTGGCGGCATTCGTCTGCTGCTCATGGGTGTCATCCAGCCAGGCGCCGAGGGACAGCGTGCGGTGGTCCTTGCACTGAATGGCAGCGTGCGGTGTCCAAAGATCCCCACGGTCCAACGTGGCGCCAGCAGGGATGCGTTCGCAGGGGACTACTTCATTGAGGTAGTCCCGCACGAGGCGTTCAAACGCTGAACCCTTGGCCTTCTGGGGATTTGCCATCAGATGGCCGGTGCTTTGACGATCCAGTATGGAGCGCCATTTTTCACCGTTGCAGTGCCATCAGCTTGTGATAGCTCCTGCAAACTCTTGATGTGCTTCTTGACGGTTTCGGGGTAGGTCCAAGTCTTGCGGCCCTCGGAGTGAGTGAAGGTCCAGTCCTCATGGCTGAACTTCGGATCAATCTCGCCATCGTCCAGCGCAGTGGAGAGCTGATCGAGGAGCCCAGCGAGGCGGTCTTCAAGGATGGAGAGCTGGGCCTTGGTGGCGGTGATCTGATCAAGCACCTGATCAAGGGTCAGGGCTTCGGCGGTTGCGGTAGTGGGCATGGGTAAGGCTGTAAACGAGGGAACGGTAGCAGGGCGTCAATTAAACGGACACCCCTCAATGCGCTGTGAAGCCATCTGCGTGACGCTGCGTGGCCTTGTAGCGGGTCCAGGCCGCTGCCCATGCCAAGAGGCACTCACGACGGCTGTAGAGCTTGCTGAAGGTGGTTTTGCCGGGCGCTGCCCAGATGGTCTGACCCACGTCGTAATGGTTGCCCCAGGTGGCCTCCAGGGCCATGTAGGCACCGAGCTGCGCGGCGGTGCTGTAGGTGGAGCCATTGGGGCCCAGCGTCTTGAGGTCGGCAAGGACCACGCCATGAATGGGTGAGGTGTAGGCGAGGTCAAAGGTGCCAGCAACGCGACGAGTGAGACAACAGGTGGGTCGTTCAGAGGCAATGACTTGCACTGAGTCCCACATGGGATGAGTGATAAGGGGTTCAACCCAGTCTTTGTAGTCACTTTGTCTCAGCTCGTCCAGCTCTGAGACCAAGGCTGTTAAATCTGGCCGATGCAATCGTCCAGATTGTAACAGAGGATCGAAGCGCCTGCGCAGTTCAATCTCAAGAGCGCGGTGAGTGGAATGCCCACGAGGAGCCCAGATGTGAGTCGTAGCCTGGATTCTTTCCATGGCGTACTCCGACTTTTCAATACGGAGAACGCCGGTTACTGAGACAGGAAACGGTGTTCCATCGAGCTGGTACACATGAGAGGGGTCGTCTCGTTTGAGACCAACAATGGGACTAAGCCAGGTCATGGGTCAAAGTGCTGAACTGCTGAACATTTGCTGAACATGATGTTCAGCGCTTTTAGAGGGGTAAGAAGTGAGTGTTTGCAAGGGTTTTACTTGTGGAAAACTACTTACTGCTGAACTGCTGAACGGGGGTCGTATGTTTTCTCTCAATTGTTCATGGTGATACCAAACGATGGTTTTCAACTACCTACATACGGAATATGTTCAGCAGTTCAGCAGTTGGCCTCAAATCAACTGCCCTGGAATGGATCTGACCTGCTGAACGCATGTTCAGCACTTGTTCAGCAGTTCAGCAGTTAAGAAGCCGCCAAATTTCTCAACTTGGAAGCCAGTCTCATCCAACCTGTGTCCAGCGGTTCCGCACCAAAGCCATCTGATGACGCTTGGCAATGCACGTCTCATCAGGTGAATGCCCAACCCGATGGAAGCTCACGGTGGCATCAGGGTCATGGTGAACCATGTCTTCCTTGACGACCCCATAGCCTTGCCAGCCAAAAACTGTCCGCACCTTCAAACGAATCACATCACCTTTTTGCAGTGGCTTGGTCATTAGATGTCCTCAATGAAATCAGTAGATGGTTGATTAAGGTCCAGCCGTTGCCAGACCATGGACCCTTTACGGCGACCTGGCACCATGGCGCCATGCCCGTAAATTTCGACCACCTGCCGCAAGAAGCGGAGGGCGTCGATGGTGTTGGCCTTGGTGCGACCAAACACGCGCCAAGTGATCACGTCTCTGGGGCTGACGGTGGTCTTGCCTGATTCAGCCACCAAACGCAGGAACCGTGCCAACTGGGTCGAAAGCTCACCAGAGCCCATCTCTGCCTGGACTGCATCGAACTGCTGGAGATAGAACTCCGACAGCGCGAGTGCTGATGACATGGATGCAGCTGGCAGGTCCACGTACCAAGTGCCAGTGATGGGGTCAGTGGAGCAGAACCGGCTGAGGCGTACCTTGGATTGAACGGCTGCTTCAGCCACCTCAAGTAGGTAGAGGAGGCCAGCAATGCGGACGCTGTAACCACGGAGCTTGCCAAGGAAGGCAGCGCGAGCCGGATTGGAAGCGGTGGCAGCATCAGCAGCCCATCGCTCCCATTCCGGGGCTGCTAGGGAAGTGGTGACCTCCGCTGGAATCCTGACCTCTAGGCCAATAGTGGCGCCGTTGTCACCGAGGTCATTGACCAGTGGTGACGGGATGCCATCAAGGGCTGTGAAAAGGTGCTGCAGGGTGCGTGAGATGTTGACGCCATTGGGGTTGTACTTCCAAGGGCGTGTGGGCGGCCTACACCAAAGGAAACGGGCCCAGAGGCCATCACCTGCTGCTGCGGTGTCATCCTCGGTGGTGGTGATCATGGAGATCAAGCGATCAGGCTGAACGTTTCCCATGAGGGAAACAGCTGACGCTGGAGCGATTGATGACGCAGCCACCTTCCGGTCAACCATGGCGGCAGAACCAGACCAAAGGGACAGCCAACCAGCGCGAGCACCTGCTGACTGGCGAGCATCAAGGCGTTCAAACCAACCAACCAGTTCGTCCTGCATGGAGAGCAGGCCGATAGTGCGTGGTTCGGCAACCATCTGCGCGATGCGTTCGTAGGTGGCGTCTTGCACCATCCAGCGACGTGGTGGGGGAAGGTCGTCTGGATTGGCATCTGGATTTTCCTTTGCGTCTCGGTACTCCTGTTTGAAGAGCTGCAAGTCCTTGAGCTGGAACTGCATGAGCACGTTGCCAACCACGTTGAGGATGGGTGACTTCATGGCTGATGGGGGAAGGATGTTTCCTGCCCAGATCACGAACGGTTCTTCCCAGCCGTGGTTGACGATGACGCGACTACGGGTGCCAACGATGGAAGATGTAGCGGTGAGGATGGGACCAAGGAGAGCGGATGGGTGCATCTCCATGGATTCCGCTTTGGCGATAAGCGCCTCAGCAAGGAATGGCGGGAAGGTGGCGCGTAAATCAACGTCAGCCTGAAGGTTGGAGATTTGACGTTGCAGGCGCTCACGAGCGTGCTCCAAGTCCTCCTGAAGGGCTTCAGCGGTCTGGTCAGGCCCATCGGGCTGCTGCGGGTCCTGAGGGGCGTCTGATGGCTGTTGTAGGTCAGTTTCTGGTGGGTTCCAAGCGAAATCTTCTAGGTCGTCTTGAGAGATGAAGAAGCCGTCTTGAAGGGCGTAGTAGTGAAGAGTGCCAATGGTGATGCCACGTTTCTTGAATGAGGACCACTTGGAGAGGCATTCCTCTTCGTTGAATGTGGAGCAGCCACGGGACCATTCAACCCAG